AAAGAGTTCCATATGTGTGCGCGCGCATGGGCGCGACCGAACCACGTTGCAGCGTGATTCTGGGAAATTCCCAGAATGGGTCGCGTTTTGTCCGACCGGCCTTGCTGCGCAAGGCTAGCAGAACGATTTCGGACTGTCAAAACTTTTTTTGTTCCAACTCTGTTCCGTTTTGTTCCAACTTGTTCCAACAACTTGGAACAAGATTTTGCCATGTGAATCAAGCACTTACGTGGCTTGTTCCATTTGTTCCAAGTTTTTTGAGGTAGGCAGGGAGGGACCGGGAACAAACCGGGTCCGAACCAAGAGGTCGCGCAGTGTGTAAACTTCAAAATCCCAAAAGGGGAACCGCACTCCTATTTTCAAAAACATGGAACAAATGGAACAACTACTACTTATTAACAATTATCTTCTTCTTCTTCTTTATACAAATCAATCACTTACCGAACTTATCCACACCCTTCCCGGCCAAATCCTGTGGTTATTAGTCAAGTTAAAAATTTGGAACAACGTGGAACAGATGGAACAAACTTGGAACAGATAAAAAACCCGTCGCTCTGCCAAAGTTCTTGTATTAGTTAAGTATTGTTGTATAATGATAGAGTGGAAGTCTGCCTTGAAGAAGCCGGACTAAGTTGTAACAACATTCTGGGAACTTCCCAGAATCACGAGGAGAAGCAAGATGAGCAAGATTCAGAAGGTCGCCAACGGCAAGTGCCGTGAGCATGTGCGCAACCGCAAGCAGTTCATCGGAAATAATTTGTTTGGAGTAGTTCGCCACAATTCAGTGACCGACGAATCCATGTACGTGGTCTTTTCGTACGGCGAACACTTCCCGCTGTTTATCTACCACTACCCGACCGAGACATGGTTCGAGAACGAGGACCGATACAGCGTGACCACAAGCAAACATCGATCACAGGCACACCCGCTCGTGCCCGTTAAAAAGGCATCGACCAACTTCATGCAGAGTTTGATTTATCGAGGCATCGTCGAGTCGGTCGGCGTAGCAGCGTGAGGTACAGAGTGAAGATACAAGGTGACATCGAGACAGGCAGGTTGTGCCAGTGCGGAGACTGCGAGGACTGTCATGCGTACAAGTTACACATGGCACAGCGCGAGGCAAAGGCAAGGGAGCGCAGGTTCTGCGTCGTGCCGATGCACAAGCAGGGGTACATGGCGTTCAGCGTCGAGGCTGCGCGAGATGTGGTGAAACAATTAAATCCAAAGAGGTGCGCGTGATGAACGGGTATGAGACTTGGTGGATTGAACAGGACACCGATGATCGGTGGATACAGCAGCAGATGATGGAGTTCGAGCAGCAGCAATGGGAGGCAATGGAGGACGCGAAGCGTCTCGCTGCGGGTGAGTGGCTGCAATTGGAGTTTGACTTTGAATTCTCACCCATCACGCGACCCGGCTCGCTCTGTCATTTTGCTTGATTGTGTTAAGTTATCTTGTATAATGTTAGAGTGGAAGTGTGGTCGGCGATAGGCCAACTAAATTCAAACAACATTCTGGGAAGTTCCCAGAACCAACGTGGAGAAGTGACATGACTACGAACACAACGAATCTTCTGAACAAACCTAATCACATCATCTCACTTGCGTCGTCGTGTGTGCTTGTACACACCGATGTGCGGGTCTGGACTGCGACCATGCAGGACAGCGAGATCAGCGACGAGGTGACGCAGGCCAAGAAGGCAGACCGTGACTCTGGCAAGTTTGTGAAGCACTTGCTCGCCAACTGCGCTGAACACAAGAAGTGCATGAACTACAGACAGATCGTCTACAACTGGATGCAGCGTCGTACGTATGACTGGGCAGGTTCTCTACGCATCTTGCCGACTGTGGACTTCCCGAAGTTCATGGAGGAGTACAAACATCACGAGGACACATTCAAGCAGTTGGTCGAGGACTTCATCAAGGCATACCCGGTGATCATCAGCAACCGCGCGTTTGCACTGGGTGACATGTTCCGACGCGAGGACTACCCGCTGCCCGAGCAGATACGTAACAAGTTCAGCATTAACTTGTACAGATCAGAGGTTCCGACGGGTGACTTCCGCTGCAAGATCGCATCGCACTTGGCAGATGACTTGTCCACACATTACGAGAGGCAGGCACGCGAGTTGGTCGAGCGCATCCTGAATAAACAGCAGGAGCAGTTGGTCGAGATCATGCAGACCATCAAGGCCAACTGTGCGACCGAGACCGTGACCGAGGGTGGCGAGATCAAGATCAAGCGCAAGAAGTTGTACGAGTCAACACTGAATCGTGCGCATGAACTGATCGATACCTTCCAAGAATTTAATTTGGCACAAGACAGCAAGTTGGAGCAGGCACGAGCAGAGTTTGCCCGTCTCCTCGACGGCGTGACCATCGACAAGTTGCGTGACTCAGACACCATGCGCGTCGTGGTGCAGGAGGGGATCGACGACATCCTGTCGAAGTTCGGCGTTTGATTGTTTGATTTTTGTAACGGTATTTAACGGAGAAGCATCATGAGTAACTTGAACGACAAGACTTTCATCAGCATCAACGAGGCAGCGCAGGCGATCTTGGCCTATGGGCAGGACATCACTCCCATCCTGTTCGGTGAGCCGGGTATCGGTAAGACATCGATACTCAAGGAGATGCGCAAGGTACTGGGTGATGAGTACGACTACATCTACATCGATTGCCCGGTGATGGATATGTCGGACATTGGCATGCGGGTTCCCAACAAGGACACGGGGCAGTTGGAGTTGTACGTGTCGTCACTCTTCAAGTTGGGCAACGGTCGCAAGAAGGTGATGCTGTTCGACGAGTTTGCCAAGACTCCGAAGTTGACGCAGACCATCTTCACACGAGCGTTGCTTGAGCGGTATGTCGGTGACATGCCCATCGAAGCAGGCAGTTATTTGTTCGGCACATCGAACCTGTCGAGCGATGGTGTCGGTGATGCGATGCTCGCTCATGGCAGCAGTCGTGTGATGAAGTTGTACGTGAGCAAGTCAAACGCTATGCAGTATCTCGCATGGGCAACCGAGAATGGACAGTCTCCTTTGCTTCGAGCATGGGTTGCCATGAATCCAAGAAGCATGGCGTCGTATCTCGATGATGGGCAGGACGATAATCCGTACATCTTCAATCCCAAGAAGAAGCAGGACTCGTACCTGTGTCCTCGCTCGTATGCCAAGTGTGATCCGATCATTCGCAAGCGTGATCAGGTGGGTAACAAACTGACCGAGGCAGCACTCGCCGGTACGATTGGTCCATCAGCAGCGCAGTCACTTGCTGCATTCCTGTCCCTTGAGAAGGAGTTGGTCTCTGTTAAGAGCATCATCAAAGATCCGGAGAACACTCCCATCCCTGACAAGTTGGCTGCGTTGTTCATGACAATGTTTAACGCAGTGGACACCATCGAGACGCAAGACGACCTGTCGTCGTTCATGAAGTACGTGAACCGAGTCAGTTCGTCCGAGTTGCAATCGGTGTTCTTCACCATGTTGTTGCAGTCCAAGCGAACCATGCGGCTCGCTCGTAACAATGGCGTGGTGATGAACTGGGCCAAAGATAATTACGAGTTGTTGGTTTGATTTAACCGGAGAAGCGAGGGTATACATATGACCACACCAAACATCGACAGTCAGAACACGCGACTCAAGCGAGCGCACATCAAGTTGCTCCGGCACAAAGATACTTGCTTGTATGGTGGCGTGATTCTCATGGGTGAATCGTCGGTCGTCGAGGACGAGAGCAAGTGCCCGACTGCGTACACCGATGGCTATAACAAGCGTTATGGCAGCAAGTTCATGAGCAAGTTGACCGATCCCGAGGTGGCAGGTCTGGTGCTGCACGAGAACCTGCACATCCTGATGAAGCACTTGATTCGTGGTCGTGACTTGAGCAAGGAGAATCACCGACTCGCCAACATGGCGATGGACTACGCCGTGAATCAGGTGATCGTGGATCTGGCAAACAAAGATCCGCAGTTGTGCAAACTGCCCGATGGTGGACTGTACGACCCGATGTTCCGCGACTGGTCGTTCCGCAAGATTTACGACTATCTCAAGCAGGAGCAGGAGGGTGGCAAAGGTGGTCGAGGTGGCGAGCCGCTCGATGAGCATGGCGATGAAGTTGTTGAGGGCATGACGCAGGAGCAGCGTGAGCAGTTGTCTCGTGACATCAACGAGGCACTACAGCAGAGCGCGATACTGGCAGGCAAGTTGGGAGCGACTGTCCCGAAGACGATCAGCGATCTGATGGAGCCGAAAGTCAACTGGCGTGAGGCACTGCGTGAGTTCTTGGCTAGCACCATGCGAGGCAAGGACGAATACACATGGCAGCGCATGAACAAGCGACGGTTGGCTGATGAGATCTACATGCCCGGTGTCTACTCCGAGACTGTGGGTGAACTTGTTATCGCCATCGATACGTCGGGAAGCATCAGTCAAGTGCAACTCTCCGAGTTTGCCAGTGAGTTGGCGAGCATCTGCGAGACCGTGACACCGGAGAAGGTGCGTGTCTTGTGGTGGGACACAATGGTGCATGGCGAGCAGGAGTTTGATGAGAACAACTACAACCAGATCGCTTCACTCCTCAAGCCGCAAGGTGGTGGAGGTACGAGGGTGGGGTGTGTGAATGAGTATATAGCGGCTAACAACGTGAATGCCGAGTGCGTGATCGTGTTCACCGATGGCTATGTCGAGGACTCGTTTGAATGGTCAGTGAATGCACCGACCCTGTGGATGGTGACTCGTAAACAATCATTCGCGCCGCCAAGTGGCGTCGTGATCAACGTGGAGAAGTGACATGACTCTGAATACTTTTTTCTTTGATGGTATGCACACCGATGAACGCCGCAAGTTCATCATGCAGAACAAGGCATGGCCAATCGTCGTGGCTGCGATCAATGCAACCGATGGCAGGCTGAAGGTGGGATTCATTGGCAGTGATTATGTGGATCTTGTCAATGGCATGGGCATGATGGTGGCAGCCGTCTACTTCACTCCCGGTGGCTCGTACAAGTTTTCTTTGTACAGCGAGGGGCATGACACAGGTACAGGGTTTGAGCAAAGCAAGAGCAAGCGACCCAAGTATCTGGCTAGCAAGTTACGCAAGGCCAAGCAAGATGCGACGGGTTTGACTACTTCACCGGCAGGCGAGAACTATGACTCGCTGATGAGCGCGTTGCACCGGGCTGACCTGACGCCGAACAAGATTGTTTCTGAGGCACTGACGCAGACCATCCGCAGTGTGTACCCGTCATACCGACCGCCGACTATCGAGGTCGATTCCGAGATGGCCACTACGTTGATGAAAGTATTCATGAAGGAGATGGCCCCGGTCGAGATCAGTCAGTCGATGACTACGCAGTTGGAGAACTCGTACAAACGGTTCGTTGATCAGCGCGACAAGATGAACGAGTCATTCAAAACCGCACGAGATATGTTTAGCCAAGACAAATGGTTTTTGATGTACGACTACCGCAAGGTCAACAACACGCCGTCTGTCATTGTGGGTGCGATAAGTTCCCTGCCCATGCAGGCAGCGATTGATCACTACGTCTCGTACGGTGGGGTCGTTGGCTGGGAGAGGTTCACGTTTGCGCAACCCGTCGTCCCGCTGCAATGGTATCCGTCGTTTAAACAAATACCTGATGACATCCGCAAGGAACTCGAAGTGCAGTTGATGATGTACAAGGTACACAAAGATAACAGCAAGTTGCTGCCGGATCTTCCGGGTGGGTTTCAGTTGTGGGCCGAGGGTGGCATGGCCTTCATGTCTGGGTGGAACGAGGCATCCATTGTCCTGATGGATAAGCAGCCGTGAGTGGGATGTTTGTGTACGTAGATCACAACCGGGAAAAAATGGGGGTCACCTTCCACTTACCTTTACGTATGACAAACAAAGTCATTACGTTGTGGACAGCACCGACAAGTTGCAGGTACTTCACCCGTGAGAATCTACCGGACTTTATTAAACAGAAGTTGGCCATGATCGCCACGTTGGAGCCACCGACGAATAGCCCGTACTTCAAGGACAAGATTGATCTCAAGGAGAGGCAGCACAGGGAACTGCGAGCGGGTGCGTACTACGCATCCAAGCAGGAATGTCCAGAACAGTTCAGGGATGTGGGGTGGCGTGTCAATGACAAGTATTACTACATCGTGCTGACCGAGGAGGAAGTGATGCCGCTGACCATGCAGACAGAGGAGTGGTACGACACATGACACCGGAAGGTAAGGTTAAAAAACGAGTGAAGGAAATCCTAAAGGAGGCGGGTGCGTACTGGACGATGCCGCAGGGAACTGGTTTCGCTTCTTCCGGCGCTCCCGATTTTTTAATTTGTAAAGGAGGGTTGTTTTATGGTATAGAGTGTAAGGCAGGTGGTAATAAACCTACCGCGTTGCAGTTGAAAAACCTCGATGACATTCGGAAAGCCGGTGGCATCGCATTAGTGATTGATGAAACAAACGTAGAGAACCTACGCAAGGAGTTAAGTCGTGAAGAAGTCCAAGGGTAAAGTGAGTAAGTCTGAACAGATCCGCAAGTTGTACGATGCGGGTAAGTCAGTCAAAGAAATCAAGGCTCGTGTAAATTGCAGCCATGCGTTGATCGCCATTGTGTTGCGCAACTACAGGAATAAAAAGCCGGGTAAGGCCGTGTTTAAAAGTCCGCGCTCGCGTCTGATCAATGATTTGTTTCAGATGAAGAAGGCAATGGATGTGATTGAGAAGAAACCGGCAAAGATAATCACCCATTCCCAATTCGCAAAAGACGCGCTCGATCTCATCAACAGCCCACCGCACTACAAAACCGGTGGAGTTGAGACTATCGATTTTATTGAATCGAAGGATCTGAACTATCGTTTGGGTAACGTAATTAAATACGTGAGCCGTGCCGGTAGGAAGGCGACTGATCCTGTTGAGGATCTGAAGAAGGCCGCGTGGTATCTGAATCGTGAAATCAATGCTCGGGAGAATGCGTAATGTCTATTATTCTGGAACGCTCGTTGGTTGCGTTAAAAGCCACAGGCGCGAAGTTCATCGTTGTCATGCCGGACGGCACGACACACTCGCAGGGTGATTTAAAGTTGGCTGGACCGGAGAGGCGTAAGCGAAGTCGTAGCGAACATCCGCACGGGTCTATCAGCGCGTATTACCTACCGTTAATTCAGAACATGCAGCCGGGGCAGATGGTTGAAGTCCCGTATGACAAATTTAGTCCGAAGGTTCTGGTCAGTGGTATCTCATCTCGTGCCGTAGACATGTGGGGTAGGCACAGTACCATCACGGCACAGAATTCTGTGAAGAAGGTCGTTGAAGTGCTGAGGGTAGCGTGATGAATCCAATACAGATTGGAAGAAAAAGACTCAGCGAGATCGTGTGGGGCATCATCGATGAGAAGGTCGGTGATTTCCCGTACGAGCGCATTGAGAAGATCGTCGAGGATCAGCAAGCCCTGCGGTCTCAAGCCGAGTACAACACCGGGTCTGTGCCGGTGGATGATGCGTTTGAGTTATACAAGGTAGTGAAGTTCTTCAAGCCCAGTGTCATTTCTGAAGTGGGCACGTTCATTGGTGTATCTACGTTGGTGATGGCGAAGGCAAACTCGCTCGCAACAATTTATACATGCGACATGTCAAATGCCCTGCATATTGCTCCAGACAATAATCGTATAACACAGTACCCGAAGAGTCCTTCTCACGACATGTTCAAAGACTTGGCCGAGCAGGGTCTGAAGGTCGATCTGGTCTATCTCGACGGACGTTTGTCTCAGCAGGACATTGAACCGCTAAACAATATCCTCACCGATAAAACCGTCTTCGTCATGGATGACTTTGAAGGAACGGAGAAGGGCG